AACATATGTCGTTTACTTGTGTCATATAACAATGCTTTTGTACCAGATAAACCATATGCTCTAGCATTTATATCAGCTACTTTAAAATCAATGACGTTTCCAGCAGGTAATTTACTAAAACCACGCATTTCTTGAATTACTTTTTTAGGTACACCTAATTGAACCGCTTCATCAATAAATTGTTTTCTTACTCTACCATCAAAAGTTTTAAAGTTGTCTACTATCCAAGCATATCTAAATTGATTAAATGCAACAGACCTAGACAAATATGCATTAGGTTTAGTCATTAAATGTTGAAATGCATAGTTAACAGCTGTATCCATTCTATCTTCTACTCTAGCTAAGAATTTCATATCTTTTCTTTTAACTAAATCTTCAGATAGTTTTACATATCCTAAATCCATATTTCCACCATCAGGGTCTATGTATGTTTGAATTGTTTTATAAAAATCTCTTTCTTGATTTTTCTTTAAAGGTTTTCTTAAATCATCACCAATGTTTACTGTACCTAATCTATCAAAAGTTCTTATTTCATCCATAAATATTGCATCACGCAATCCTTGATTACCTGTATATGCTTTATCAATTTTATATCTATATGTTTTCATCTTGTCGTCATAAAATACTTCATCACCTTTTCTTAAAAATTGACCTGTTTTAATTCTTATACGAGCTTCAATTGATTGTAAGTATTGGTCTATAAAATCCATATCATTAGTTAACTTACTAAATCTACTACCACCCATATCTACTAATTTTTCTCTAGCTGCTGCACCTTCTTTAGAAAATAGCCATTCTGCTAACTCATCAGAGCCATATCCAAATTCTGCAACTTTTCTAGCAACATCATCATTTCTTAGTAACAACAATTCAAAACCTATAGCTTCTGAGTACTCATAAGGAGATAATTGTGATTTTTGTTTAGCAACATATTTAACAGCTTTATTTCTTAAAGTACTTCTACCTTGTAATCCAGCCATAGAAAAAGATTGTTGAGTAGCATTTAAATATTCAAAACTATCAAAAAGTTTATTAGTATCAGATATTTCAGTACCTTCTTTTCTTAAAAGTTTCTGTAAGCCTTTACCAACTCTACCTTTTTGAGGACCTGTTGTTACCCATTGTATATAATGTAATGGATGATTAAAAAAACCATCCATATGTCCTGCAACAAATCTCATTTGTTCTTCTAAAAATACTCTTGTAAAGAATGCTGCTCGTAATAAAACCATTGGTTTAAATAAATTTCTATTATAAAAATCTAATGTTAATGTTAAAGCATCTGCAGCTAAATCTTTTGTAGGTAGTCCTTTAAATTTGTACGTACCATCTTTGGCTAATTCCATAAAAGGATTTAATGTTTCCTTACCCCAAGCATTTTGATAACTTAACCATTTTTTAGTATCATTGTAAACCATACCTACACTGTCCCAGATAGTATCAATTTCATCATATTGTTTAAACATGCTTCCCATTGCACGATTAACTAATCTGTAATCCATTAATTGAACTGAGTTATCAGCCATTTCAGATATTAAATGAGCAGAAGGTATAATAATATTTACTTCTTGTCCTCTATAATCTACAGTTTTAAACTTTTCTAATCCTTCTCCACCCATAGCATTAAAAGGCATATCTTCGCCCATTTCATCAATAAACATTTTAAAACGTTTTTCTTCATCAGCATATTGTTTTCTCATAGCTTCACCAACAACTTTATATTGACCACCTTGTTGTTTAACTAAATTAACATCTCTTAATCCTTGTTCATAAGCAAACTTACGTACTTTTGCGTGGTCAAGAAAATCTACATTTAAAAATTCATTAAGAATTGTACTCATTTCTTTTTCACCATAACCAACAGCTTGTAGATGAGAATACAATTGGTCAAAAGCTGCATCTGCATTTCTAAGAGGCATACCCATTTCTGGTACAACAGATAACATTTTTCTTTGTGATGGAGTATATCCAGCATTAAAAGTAGAACCAAATCCTAAAAGTTTTTCATATTTTTTATCTGTTACATTTGATATTTCTTGTATATTTGTTTTTAAATTTTCAAATGATTCATAAACGTTTTCTTTTCTTGGTAAGTATCTTGATAAAGCAAAAGTACCATCAATAACTTTATCATTTTGTGTTAAAGGTTTTATAACTGATAATGTTTTTTTAAATTTTTTACCAGTTGTAAATGGAGTAATTGATGCATTTAAACCTTGTCCTAAATAACTTCTAATACTTCTGTATTTAGCATCTTTATTACCTATAGTTTCTAATAACTGTCCAGCACCTTTTTTAAGTAAACTGTCACTACCGCTTAATTTTTCTCCTACTTTAGCTGTATCAATTAATGCTTTGTTTAAAGCAAATGAAGCAGCTTTAGGCATCATATCTATTTGGTCAAAACTTTTAGTTCCTCCATTTTTAATAGTTATACCTTCATCAAGTAATTTACCAAAATCCTTTTTAATTTTATTTCTATCAGTTTCTTTAGCTATTTTTTTTATAAAATTACCAGAAGTATTTCTAAAGAAAGGATTACCTTTAATTCTTGCAATATCTTGTATGTTTGTTTCTGCTAATGCAGTATATAAATCTTCCATGTAAGGAGTACTTAAAAACTCATCTTTAGTTTGTTGAAAAAATCTAGGTACACGTCCACCAGCAATACCATATTCTTTCATTAATCGTTTGCTTGATTTGTAAAGAGAAATAGCTTCTTCGTCAACTTCTTTTAATTTAGCTGTTTTCCAAGAAATTAATGATGGTGATATACCTTTACCTGTTATACCATCAATAGCATTACCTACTTTATCTATAACTTCATTTCTAATACCACCTGGATTTAAATTAATTTTTTTACCAGTTCTTACTATTTGACCTGCTTCTTCAGCTTCAAGTAATCTATTAACTCTACGTAAGTTTTTAAATTGATTACTAACACCTCTAGAACCTTTACCTGCAAATACTTCTGGTATAGCTTTATAAACAAAGTCTATTTTTCCAGAAAGTTTGTTAAATGCATCTGTGCCTGGTGCATGAATATAAGAAGCTTGATATCTACCAGGTGAATAAGGAAGTAACTGTTCGTATGATTCTTCATTACGCATAAGGTCATCTGTGTTATACACAAAACTTTTATTTCTTCTACCAGCAAAAAAGTTAATTTGATTTGGTTTTTCTAAACTTAGATAGTTTATTTCTCCACTTTCTTCTAGCGGTGCTAATGGTCTACCAATGTGCTTATAAATAAGGTTAACTGCTTGTTGGTCGTTATATCCATAAATTTTTGTAAGGTCTTGATAATGTGGCATTTTTCTTGCATCAATAGTTTCAAATGTAAACCAGTTATCTCTATTGTAATTTAAAGGTTTACCTGCTTTAGCTTCTCGAATCATAGCATTAAGTATTGGTTCACCTGCTTTATCTTTTGCTTCTTGAATAATATCTATTGCTTTTTTAACATCATCTCTCCAACTTGTATCAATGCCTAAGTTTGGAACATCTGCACCACTAATGTCTATTTTTATATTTTTAGCAGCTTGGTCAGGAGCTATACCATCTATTAACATTCTATCGTATGCAGCTAATCCTTGTATGTATTTCCAAGCTCTACCTGCTGCAGGACTATCTGGATTTTGCATATTAACAATATTTCCATCTTTGTCTGTACCTTTTACAATAGGACCAGAATAAGAAGGGTCTGGTAATGGATTCCAAATAGAAACGTTTTCTGCTGCCCAGTCTAAACCTGCAGCAAACCATATACCATATTGAACATCGCCTTTAGCACCGTTCATAGAAGTTATACGCATATCATCGTGATAGTCTTGTGATTGATATTTTTGATTTATTTGTTCCCAAATTTCTGCTTCTTTTTTAACAGACTGTTCATAAAGAGAAGATTGTATTTCTTGTACATCTGAATCTTCAGCAGTTTTACCTAGCTGTGTTAATCCAACAATTGTTGATTTAGGTAAGTTATCTAACTCTACAACGTTTCTTGTTAAAGCATTTGCAAAGTCTGGATTGTCTTTAAACATTTGTATGTTGTCTTTAAACAGTTTATTTTGTTTTTCTTTGAGTGTTAGAAATTCTTCCTCAAATATTGGGTCAGGAAATATAATCATTAATTGCCTGAATTAAGTAACTCTGCAATTGCAGGATGAGGATTTACTTGATACAGAGCAGCTAATAATATATTTACACTAGGTACTTCTTCTATTGGCATACTTCCCATACCTATTGGTACACCTTCTGTTATTGGTTCGTTAGGTCTTTCAGTTGCTGCAAAGACATCTGGTCTTATAGGTCCAGTAGGTATTTGACCTCCTAGGGATGGACCATTTTGTGCAGGTAATGGAGCAGCAGCTTGTTGAGCTGATAAAGATGATTGTTCACCATATGCAACTCCAGGTATTCTTCTTATAGGTTGTGTATCACTACCTGGACCACCATCTGTTCTTTGTGATAATGCACCTGGACCGCTTACAGCAGCAGGTTTACGAGGTTCTCTTAATCCACCTCTAGTACGATTCTTTGCCATTATTGAACTCCTTTGTTATTAATATAATAATACCTGGTGATGGAGTTATGATTTCAGTTACATTTTCTGAAAGTATATCTAATTCGTCAGACACGCCATATTCCTGATAAATCATATCCCAAAATTCATTTTCTACAAACTCCATTACATACCAAAAGCTTGTGATAATGATGGAGGTTGTCCACCTTGCATCTGTGCCATTTGTTGCTGTTGTATCAAAGCCATTTGCTCTGGTGTCATTTGTGGTTCTTCAGGAGTATAAAACTGTCTTAATATTTCTAATACATCTCCTGGGTTTTCGTATATAGCTATTGCAGCCATTGTAGCTTGTGGGTCTCCTTGTGATGACCTAGCAAGTATTGAATCATATAAAACAGTTTCTGCTTTATTTTTTCTAATACGTTCTTGTACTTTAGCTACATTTTCTAAACCATCAATATTGTCTTGTAGTGTTTCTATGTCTATAACACCTGCTTGTAACAATTGCAACCCAGTAACTATTTTTTGTGGCTCATCAAATCCTGCCATAACACCATAGATACGTCTTGTTCTATAGTCTCCACCAATATCTACTAGCGGTTGATAGTTTTCAGAAAAAGCAGTACCGTTTAAATAACCTGCAATAGGTTTTTTATTAATACCTGTTTGATAAGACATGATTGTATCCATCTCTAATCTTTTTGCATCCATTTCTGTTAAACCAACTTTTATTAATTCTCTGTATTCGTTAATCATTAATGACATTGTTGAGTTAAGTTCTGATAATCCTGCACCAGTAACAAAAGAGTTTGGTGACTGTGAGTCATCAGTAACTGGATAACCACCGACCATACGTAACTGTCGTTCTAATCTATCTACTTGTTGAAACAACTGATACGGCATATTGTTTTGTGGTTTAGAAACTTGTGTACCAGGAGCTAGATAATTTACTGCAAATCTTCCTTTTCTATATTGTCCAGATTCTATCTCACCTGATATGTTAGTTTCTGTAAAAACACTGTCTTCCATAGCAATAGCTGACATAATGTTAATTTTTGCCATCATTGCCATAAGACCAATTACATGGTCATACTGACCTTTAAGTTGGTCAAAGGAAACTCTTTTAATGAATACAAATGGAGGTGTACTTAATGTATTAGGTATAAAATCTAATATTAAGTTTCTTTCAGGAAATATAATGTATGTTCCACCTTGGTCATAATACTCAATAATCCTGACACCTTGTGAAGTGTTATCTTCCCATTGTTGTTCTCTGTTAGTATCATAAGACATAAATGGTGTTGCATAGTCTTGATACTCTTGACCTGTATCATCCTCATCATCTTGTTTTAAAATTTCTTTAGCAAACTCTGGATAGATTTGAGCTAGCTTATATCTAGGTACTCTACGTACAACAGCTAACTCTCTTGGTTTTTGGTCAGGTCCAAAGTTTCCTGGGAATGTATCGAAAGGGTCTCTTAGTTCTGCAGATGGATAAAAATAACCATTAGAATCTCGTTTTGTTGTTATAACCCATGCACAAAAACCATAACCTGGTAACCACCTAGATGCTTGTGCTAACTGTAAATTAAGATTTTGTTTCTCATCATAGCTAGTGACAATACGTTCTATTTTTTCTGCACGATTCTTTGCTCTAGCTGAATCTACTTCGTTAGGTACATCTACTCGTACTTGAGGTAAACCTGAAATCTTTTGTGCAAGTCGGTCAATACCTGACTGCAACATGTTAGGAGCTGGTAACAAATCAGCATCAGAGCTTTCCATTGTGTCACCTAATAATGCTTTAATACCATCAGGTCCACCATTTAAGATAGCTTTAATCCTAGCTTTACTAACTTGTCTATCTTGTACGTTTTTACCAGATGTTAAGTTAGCTGCATTAGCTATAACTTCTTTGTAATTTTTTACGTCTATGTTTTCTATTCCCATGGTGCGTTATTCATCTCCGTCATTTTATAATCTCCATAACTTGGATTATAGTCTAAACCCATGTCAGCAGTATGTTCTTTTTGCATACGCCTAAAAACTTTCATCGGAAACCAACTAGCCATAACTATGTCAGTTTTCTCTTTGTTTCGTTTAGAAACAGGTTTTCCATCAAAGTATAACAGTTGTTGTCGATATTGCTGTACTTTTGCATTTGACACACCATCACCGACAGGTAAGTGTATACGTCTATCTTCAAATAAGTCTGCCATAGCACCTACACCATATAGTGGGTCATGTTTGTTTTTACCAGTTAGGTGTCCTTGTACTGTAATACCAGTACGTAATGTAAATTCTTTTATACTTGCATCTTGACGTATTGCAGACTGAAAACCGTTTTCTTCTACTATCCAATGTCTACAGTCGTACTCGTGTAACCATATAGCCATTTGGTCAAGTGCAGCTCTAATACCTCCACCTTTTTTGTTTTCTAAATCAATTAAAAATAATTCACCTTTGTATTGGTCTATACCCCACAATACTGCAGCTTGGTAACCAGATGATGCAGGGTCAAGTCCAGCAACTAAATGTAAGTTTCTGTAATGTTGTCCCATAACTAAATCTGGTCGCATACATTGGTCAATAATGTTCATAGTAAATATCTGTGTGCCTTCTATGTATGCCTGGTTGTAATACACCATCTCGAATGTCTGCCTACCACCTGTAGATTCAGCAGAGTGCAACCTAGACATTAACCATTTAAAAGAACGTTTGTTTGCCCATAACATACAATCAATATGTTCTGTTTCATCATGTTCTGGTATGGTGCAATCTATTGCATGTGCAGTTTCTACAATGCTTGTAAAGTTATCTGATGCAAGTAGGTGATTATATAAATCATCAGGATGCTGTCTAGAGCCAATAACAACTACAGCAGTATGTTCCTCTTTCCTGGAAGATAATGTTG